TAATGACTGAATTGTATCTGAGAATCGAGCATTAGCCTCTTTGTATAGTGGGTGTTCAAATCCTATATCTTTATTTATTCAACTACGAAGTGAGCCTAAAACTCTTTCTACTGCGCCAGAAACGCCCCCTTCTTGTTTTTTGCCATGCTGCAAATCTTCATCAAGAAACTTTTTAAACTTATGAGCCTCTAGCGCATCAGGAACTGGGTTTCTTTTAATTTTTGTCAGTGTGTTAGCTATCAATGTTTTTGCAGGGGCGCTGAATTCTATTAATGAACCGGTAAAATCTAAATTACCATCAGCATCAAGTTTAACGCCCATGCCTGTTAAATCATTAAAGAATTTATCTATAGTCTCGGTTACATCAACTTCCTTACCTTTTAAACTCTTTGCTACCCTGTTTAATTGCTGACCTGCTTGTTGGTTATTATGCCTAACAAAGTCAACTTGCCTTAAAAATGAGTCACCGGCAATGTCAGACGGTCTATTTTTTTGTTGGTATAAATAATCACCCATACCTATTTCTTGTACCTTTACCTGTTTAAGCATTTTACGCTTATTCATTGGTGAAGCATTAGCAATAACCGTAGTCATCCCATCATCAAAACCTTGTTTCCTAGCCTCTTTAACCATCCCGAAAATTCTAGGCTCAAACCTGTAGTTACCTAACTTTTTAGTAAAACTCTTTTTAACTCTCTCACTTCCTTTTTCAGCGATCGCCTTACCTAGAAGGCTATCTTTCACACTTAATAGATTTAGGTTTGGCTTTTCAATATTAGGTAATCCAAACTTAGGAGTAACACCGCCGGCAAGCCCGACAGGAGGTAATACACCTAGAGTCTCGCCTATATTTTCAACGTATTCTTTACCGGCCTCGCTTCTTGGCTCCCTTGTTAGCATAGACCCAAGCTTTTCAGCAAGTTCAAGCCCCTCCCCTGGTTTAAGCATTCCGGTTAACTCGCCAATTATACCTCCGACAGTCCCAGCACCAAAGCCCAGAGCGCCGCCAGTAATGCCAGTTCCAATCGTTAAGGCTGTATCAACGGCCCCCTCTAAAACCTCACCGACCGACCGGTCTTTTTCTTGAGCAAATGACTCAGGACCACCCGAACCCATACCAGGAACGTCAATATTATTTGCTGACTGTGGAATGCTGGAAGTTGGCTCTTGGTTATCACCCAGCCCCAAATAGCTATCAGGGTTAAATTCACTACCAGAGCTTAAGTATTCGTCAGGGTTAAAATCAGGCATTATAATAAACCTTGTTTTTTCAGTATAGCGTTAGCTCTTGGGTCATCAGGGTTTGACTTGGCCCAATTAAGAGCTTGAGAGTCAATATTACTATCCTCTACTGGTTGCTGTCCTTTTTCTTTGCTTCTTAAGAATCCTGCAACTGTGCCGCCTTGATCTAAAAACTGTATTTGCTCATTGTAATAATTACGAAGCTTTTGTTGTGCTGCTTTCCTGTCATCTAGATAAACCAATAACTCATCAGTATCTAAACCGGTAGGTAGTGCAACATCTTTAGCTAATGCTAATTCACCAGCAGATAATGCGCCGAAAGTAGTAGCACCAACAACATCAAGAGCCATTGAGCTCCTAATGTTATCCAACTCAACAGATGCAGCTTTAATTGATGGCCACATCTTCTCAAGAACACCAACACCAGCACCGCCTTTTATTGCTTTTATTGCTCTGTCAATATTTCTAACTGCTCCGTCAATTTTAACGATAGTGTCAAAGCCTTTGTCTATTTTCTTCGCTCTTGACGAGCCGGTCATTTCAGCAAACTTTTGCTGCTCCTTCATTCTCGCTTTCCAATCTGCATAGTCTTTTATTTCACCAGACTGTATAGCAGATAATTCAGCGTTACTCATGGCGCGACCTCTAAGTCCAGCCTTGACACGCTTAGCTAGCTTTTGCTCATCAGGAGTAAAGTCTTTTATTAGATCGTTAAATGCCTCAGCCTCTACCGATAGCTTTGGATCTTTACCACTAGAAAAAGCACTTTGAATATCTTTAAACCTCTCACCATCAATAGAGGCTAATGCCATTCCTGCAGCCTGCTTAATACCTTCTGGTGATAACCCTTGCGCTAGTATCTGCTTGCTTTGGGTCATATCAAGACCGTTAGCCTCGCCCTGTGCGATTGCTTGCTGTAGCGTTTCTTGTGGGTCTGTAGAAGTTAATATACTAGAAAATCTATCTGATAATCTTGTTTTATCTTCAGCATTAACCAAGCCTCTAGCGGCTAATATGTTTTTACCGTGGATAGGGTTTGCTATTGAGAATTCTGCAATCTCGTTAACATTACCTCGAGCATAAACGTCTTGAGCTTCTTTACTTAATATAGCTTTGTTCTCTATATCTTGTTGTGCTGCTTGGTCTTGATTTAATTGCCTTTGCATGGTTTGTTCGTTTTGTCTCAAGCCTTGAAGCATGCCGGCAGTCTGTAATGTTCTTTGGCCCATTGTGGTGGGTCCGGCAGCATTTAAGCTTCTTGAGTAATCTAATATAGCCATTATTTAACCCTTGTTGTAATAATCCATACCAATAGCACCAAGATCACTAGCCACATTACCCCAAATATTACCTTGAGCTAATGAGTTAGCTGCACCGGCTTGTGCTGCCTGTTGTTGTAATGCAGATACGCTTCCACCTAACTGCATAGCTTGACTGGATCCTTGTGAAGCTGCGCCCATACCCATATTAGCTAAACCGGTAAATCGCTGGTTTTGACCTGATAGGAATTGCTGCCCCAATTGAGGTGCGATAGTGGCTAGTGCTGCTTGATTAGCTCCACCCCTAATGCCGCCTGTTGCCGCTGCATTTCTTAATTGCTGCTCTTCAACTTGACCAGATAAAGCCGCGTATTCTGGGCCTTGATAGTATTGGTTTAGTGCGTCAGCTCGCCCAGTTGGGTCGGTTAATTGCTGTAATCCACCTAAAGCGTTATAACCCGCTTCACGATATGGCTCTTGCAATGCTAAGGATTTGTCAAACATGCGCTCTTCTGATTCAATACCAGCTTGAACACCTGCTTGTTGTTGTCTTGATGCGCTGCCGGCTTTGTTACTAGCTACGTTACTACCAAGTAAACTAGCGCCCGCTGCTATTGCTGCTCCCCAAGGCATAACCCCTCCTTACTTAAATTGCTTTGCTTAATACAAATAATCATAGCTATCCTGTCTTCGTTAGAGTTATTTTCAACCCAATGGGTAACGTCATTTCTAAAAGCGTAAACCTCACCCTCTTTAGGCTGTATTGTAGCATTATCGAATGAAAATGTCGCACCCTTGCCATTCTTGATGGGTATGTAGTATTTGTCGTAGTATTCGGCATGCCAGCCTGAATCAGTATGAGGAAGTATTTTACCGTTAGGTGGTAGTTTAGTTATCAATACACCGCCCAACCTTTCGCCGCCTAAAAATGCCATTAACTGGTTGCTTATTTCTTTTACAATCGGAATATCTTTTAACCATTCGCTTTCATGTTCTAGCCCAAAAGATGACCAGTCACCAGTTTCGATGCACTCTTTAGGGTTTTTATATCTAGCCCAGATGTCTGTCATTTCTCTATGGGGTGACTCACCGTCTGCACGTTGATTATACTCGCCAAATAAATCACAAGACTCTAGCCATGCTTTTAAATATGAGACTTCAAATTTTATATCTAGTTTATTTATGGATTTCAATTATTAACCCCTTCGCCAGTTCTATGTTCATATCTTCCGTGGTGGTAATGTTAAAGTGTTTAAACAAATTAAATAGGTCCATATTAATATCATCACCTGTTAGGTAGTTAAATATTTCAACTATCCGATCGTCTATATCTTCAAATTCAACATGTAGGCCATTCATGGCTTTAAGCTTTAGTCCAGCATTACTCATTCCCTCTACGCCGTCCATTCTGCCCTTTCTGTGTATTATTAGTAAAGGTCTTTCAGGGTATGGGTTAGGTACAATAAAGAACCCCGTATTGCTATCGTTAGTGTACGCCACCTTATTTGTGTATTCTTCAAAGGTTTTGCAGTTATTAATACCTTCATGCAAACAAGGATATCCGCTAGCTGTCATAAAGGCAGAAAACCACGCTGTCCTACTTCTTGGTAGTCCGGTAATAAAAAACATTATGTAACTATCACCCACCCAGTATCGGAACCAACGACACTATTAAAATACATATCGACATTTGTAGGGCTGTTAGTTGTGTCAAAATAAGTCATACTGTTATTTGATGTAACATTACCCTCTGGGGTCTGAGCACCAAACAAAGGCTTTAAGTTTTCTATTGCGTTTTGAGCCGCAGTTAATTCATCCTTTATCGCAGAGTAATCCCTTACAAATTCAGAGGTAGCACTAGGGACCGCTAGCTCAATTGATTTATAACTTCTTAGTGTTTGCCTACTCATGAGTAAGTAACCTTGAGGCCGCTAAATGCCATCTTGTCAGTTGATACAAATCTAAACTTAAAGTTAAAGTCATCACGAACATAGCCTAAGCCTCTCGATATATACCTTTGGTTATAACCCTGGCTAAAGCTTATTAAGTTCCAGTATTCAGTCCCATAAGTAACACCATCATAAGACAAGCTAAATGCAGAGGTAAAGTCATTAGATGAAAACCCCGCAATAGTCTTTATCTCAAACTCATCGATAGACATGGTTTCTAATTCGGTAATGATCGGAGTATAGAAAATACATTCAACTTGATTGCCATATTGAGCTGCAAACTTATCATCAAGATAGCCTAGCTTATTATCTATAATATCGCCGTAAATCCACTTAGACGCTCTAGGGTCGAATATACCAAACTTAGCGCGCCAAACCTCATCAGTGTCAATTCCAGTCTTAACATAGGTCCATGCTGCCTCTATGCCTATTTTAGCGCCTACAGTATGGTTATATAAGAGAGTTTCATTAGGTAGGTGAACTATTAGGAACTTATCCCTATCAACAGTGCGAGATTCTAAAACCACACTAGCCAATTCGTCTTCTGTGTACTTAGAGATTATTTGATCTATTTCTCTGGTGGCAATAGTTGACTCTTGACCGGCATTTAAAATATGAACACTTATGCTTTCGTTTTGTCTGCCGCCCAATATGAAAAACAAGCCATCTAGTAATGTTTGGCAATGAGTACCTACGATACCAATCTTGTTAGATGCTTGAGGTATTGACACTAAAACACTAGTTCCAGTTGGCACACTAGCATCAAAGTAAAAGTATTCAGTAGAGAACCGGTTAAACGCTAATATCTGATTATGGTCATCTTTGGCCACTGCTAATATTTTATCGCTTGAAAATTCACTAGAAGAATACTTTAACGGAGATATTGAGAACTCATTAACAATGTCAGTATGAAACAAAAACTCGCCATCAGTCATTACGTAAATACCACGAAACCATGTGATATCTATCGGGAAACCTAAGTCTGGGTCGGTCACTTGAATCAATGATGCGTTATCCCATAAGAATAATTTACCATCGGTTAATATAGCCTGGGTATTAAATGAGCCTGACATTGAGCAAACACCATCACCGGAAGTCATACCTAAAGTCGTAACGATACCATCAGCTGAAACTTCCTCGAATGTATCACCAGAAACTCTATAATGCTTATTGAATCCCTCGTGAAAATAAGCGCCTCTAGCCTTTCCTGCAGTTAAAGCGAAAGCAGTTAAACCGTCATGTGCTAGTAAGTAACCTTGATCACCTTTTATGTTTTTGATTACAGCAGTAAGATTGACAGGTAGGTTACTTCGATAATCAAAGTTATCTTGACGGTTACCTTTAATCATAGGGAGTGTTATTTTTGGCATAAATAAACCTTATAAGTTGATGGTTTTATTTTACCACATAGAGGAGATATAAAAAAGAAAGCGCAATTAAGCGCTTTTAATGTTATTCAGTTTGTTATTATCTTTCGGTTACTACATAAAAGCTATCTAGCTCAGCAGTAAGTGGGCCGGTAGTGTCGTTATTTGTTACCTCTAAAAATATGTAATCGTTTTGATCAATAGCTACAGAGCCAAACAAATTAAAAAACGCCACATTCCTACCACCAGACAAGTTGTTAACTATTCTTACTTGTGATTCAACGGTTGATGTAGTAGTAGTGGCAAAGTCAAACTTTCTAACCCTTATTGCTACCTCGTCATTTTGCGGCCCTTCAAGTATTATATTCATAACAAATAAGAAATCTCTTGGGCTTATACCTAAATTCCTAGCCTGCCCATTTGTTGGGTTGTCAAAATGAACTAAACTTGTTGCCGTAAAGGTACCAGCTAGAACCTCAAATGTTCCTTGAGTATTAATTGTTGTTGCTGCCTCTGCTGATATTGAAAGTTTACCACCCACAAATGTATTTTTCATGCCTTGGTTTTCTATAAAAGATGAGGGTAATTCTGTCTCATCAATATTCGGGGTTATATTTATATCCTCTACATCAGCTACGCCATTCCTTGTAACTATACAACCATCTAATTGAAGTGTTGACGGATTAGTAAAGTTAGCAGCAGAAAAGTCAATGAATGATACATCTGCCGGTAAATCTACATTTTGATTAGTTCTAAATCGTGAAGCCATAGTAAAACCAGCACCGGCACTAAATAAAGAGTATGAACCATTAGCTAAACTTCTAACAATTGATGTATCTATAAAATAACCACCAACCCAAGTACCAGCGAGTGTTAATTGAGGCGTACCTCCAAATCGACCTGTACCTGTTTCAAGTCCTTGCCTGTAGTTGTCAATAGTTCCTAGTGACGTGCAATCGTTCCAGTTTATTCTTAGATGCTCAAAAGCCTCAAAGCCAGTGTCACCTACTAAATCGTAAACTTGCGATCCTACTCCTGTAACTTCTACAGCAAAATCCCTATCGATGAAGTTGCCACTACCACCGGCTGGGGACGTAAACATTGTGTAACCTGCCACGGATGATGTAAGCCTAGATAATTCAAAACTATATCCCGTTAACGTTAGACCGCCTTGAGGTACCTCTATTGACTGACTACCCATATCAATAGCGCCATCAATAAAATACTCTTTAGTGCTATCTAGTGCTCCTGAAAAGCCAGACGCTTGAGTAACAATTATTCTATTGACTAATAAGTCATGTCTATTATCCAGATTACTGTAATCGTTTGTTTTTGCAACATCCGCTAAATCGGCTTGATCGTTAATATCCCCAGTTATAGCCCCCCAAGGAACATTAACAGCGCCACCACCGGTGCTATCATACAAAGTAACTAATCCGCCCTCTGCTATACCAGCTATAGCATAACCATCAGATGCTCTTATCTCAATAACACTACCAATCCAATCAGGATCGGAAATATACCTAGATTCATCAAAGTAACCTGAGCCTAATATGGTCGCTACTGAGTCACCATTGGATGGTTTATAAATGTATTTATCGAAAATACCGCGAGACTGGTTTATGGATTTGGTTAGTTGAAATTGTATAAATGCCATTGTTTATTCCCTAGTGAAAAAGCTTCCTTGCCTGTTGGGAGTAAAAACAATGTTGGGGTTGGTTGTGCTGGGAGGTTTGGGTCGATGTGCACATCTAGCTTTCCCAACAAAAGCTAGATAGATAATAACACACTACTGGGTAATGTTGAAATTGATAATCTGCGGGTTAACCCTTCCGGTTGATGTTGTAATTGTTAGTGTAATTGTTTGATAACCAGAAAGTACACCCTTACATTCTAGGTTAAATTTATCAACATCTTGAGCAATGTTTAACAACTTAATACCATTAGTCACATCAGTAGTAAAGCCGGTGATTGTTGCACCATCTAAAAGATAACCGCTAAAATCTACGTAAAGAAGCCGACACTAACGGCACCGGTAAATTATCTAGCGCAGAAGTTAAAGCAGCAGCAATAGCGGCCGGCATAAAGGTTGGGCGCAAATCAATTAAAACACTTAAGAAAGAGTTAGGTCTATGAGTTTAACTAAAGTCGAGCATGTTAACAGAGCATATAAAGCACTTAGGATATCTGGGTTAACTACAATACCAACACCTGGAGAAATAACAGAGTGCCTAATAGAGCTTGAGGATATGATGAACGAGTTTCGCTCTAGAAATATTTGTTCTTCATACCTTTTTGAGGACGAGCCCCAACCAAATACTGACTCAGGAATAGCAGTGGCATACAATAATGCTAC